GTGCCAGTTTAACATTCAAGGAAGGAAGCCCCGCCTGTTGTCTGTTGATAATTGGGAGGGTTTTGGTTCTGTTGCTACCAAGTCAGCAGACTGGTTCCGTTCCATGGGAACAACGCCAACAACGCCAACAGGCGCAAGGCCACTGACATACAAGCGGGACTCTTGGCCAATGGCCAATGACTCATTCCCAGACTGGGAACCAACAGCCTCAGAGACTCTGGGGGCCACTAAGTGAAGCCCCTGTTGCGTGTTCTGGGATACCTAGCCTTGTGTTTGCTTTTCACTATGCTTCTCATTCTGTCAGCATTGGCTGGTAACGGTAAACCGTAGCAAGCCCCGACAAGCCCCGTCCGTTGCAAGCCCCTAGGAAGCCCCTAGGGGCCTTTTGTTTGCCCCGTCTGCTGTCCTTACCCTCCCGTCAATTCAAATCCCGTCCTTGCCCCCTTTCCGGTTGACTGCGGGGCCTTCCATTGCTGCCCCTGCCCCGTTTAACACTTTGCCCCTTCCCGTCCCTTCCCGGATTTATCACAAGGCCCCCATGTACCCATCGGACGCCCAATGTCCTACCCAGGTTATTTACATAGCACTCCAGGGTAAGACATCCCATGTCCCACCCCGTTACACCGTGTCCGATCATCCCGAAATCTGTTTCGGGATCATGCGATCTCATGGTGCGGTATTCCAGATTCTCCATACGCCATACGGAATTCGGAATTCGGGAATCGGAATTCGGGAATCCCCCTGTGTTCATTGATCCGAATCAGGTTCACAGAAATCTTCATTTCCCTACATTTTCTCCCTTGACGAGGTGGATGATGGTGCGGTAGGTTGGTCCCCGATATGAAACTCAACGAGATCAAAGAGGCTGTTCTGTCCGGCAAGACGGTGCATTGGAAGAATGGTGCGTATCGGGTGACCCATTCCCCGCGCACCAATTCCTTCCTGATCGAGTGCGTTCTGAACTGGGACTGCATCGGACTGACATGGACCAATGGCGTGACCATGAACGGGGAGGAGAAGGACTTCTTCATCGAACCGGAGCGGCTGGTGGCGACCTTCCGCAAGCCCTGCGGCGGCGTGGTGGTGGACAAGGATACCTACCACGAGCCGATGGCCGAGGCCCGTGAGGCTGCTGAGGAGGACGCTCATCGGTACGGGTGGGAGTTGGTGGATGTGACCTCAAACATTTAACACTATGGGATCATGGATAGTACCAAAACAATTACGCACATCGGTCTCTGTACCGGTTACGGAGGTATGGACATTGGGCTTTGTAGAGTTATCCGAGGTATGCGGACAGTTGCTTATGCGGAGATCGACTCATTCGCAATCGAAGTATTACTTACGCGAATGGAAGCGGGGCAACTTGATTCGGCTCCGATCTGGACTGATATACGGGATTTCCCGTGGGAATCGTTTCACGGATGCGTGGACATCCTTAGTGCGGGCTATCCATGCCAGCCATTCAGCCATGCCGGACTCCGCAAAGGAGAGGACGATGAGCGGCATCTCTGGCCCCACATCAAGCGAGGGATCGAGGCAGTTAAACCTGCGGTTGTCTTCCTCGAAAACGTCGAGGGCCACATCTCGATGGGACTCTCCACAGTCATCAGCGACTTGGAAGAGTTGGGTTACCAGTGTTCGTGGGGCATATTCAGCGCGGAGGAATGCGGTGCGCCGCATCGCAGGAACCGAGTCTTCATCGTTGCTACCGACACCGTGCGCGAACGAGGACAGCTTTCGGTTGAACGGATCAAGTCAGCAATCCAAGACATTGGAAGCGATGGCTCGGCGGGGGGAATTGAGTGGGCCAACTTTCGTGGCTGGTCCATTGAACCCGTCGTTCGTCGAAATGATGATGGGAGTTCCAATCGGGTGGACCGCTTGCGACTCCTCGGAAACGGCGTCGTCCCAGCAACCGCCTCTCTAGCATTCAAAACCCTGCTCTCCGCTCCCCACACACCATCCAGCAATCAAACGCGATCCTAGGGCCATTTCCGCTCCAGCAATCCACATCCTCCATCCTCCATCCAACCCAATACTTCGCAATCCAGTGGGAGGGTTTCGAAAAACCGCAGCCGCAGCGGGGGGCGTCAGTCCCCCAGAGCGTCGCGGCGTTTGCGGTTTTTAACTCCCTTATTAGAGGGAGTGTAAGTCTCCCTCTAAGGGAGAGTAGCAGGGGGGATGCTAACTTTGTGGGGTGGGATGCAAAATCAACATTCCTTTACATTGACGCGGAAGCCTACACGATGCATTCTGTTCTTGCTATGAGTTATCTCGACAATGGTTCCACGCTTCGGTCGATGTTCCGACTGATGCCCCCGCAACGCCACGATGCCGACCCGGACAAGTCCGAGGTACTGGCCTACATCCGAAAGAATCTTGCCTGTGAGTTGGGTCGGGCGATCCGGGCTTTCAATTCCATGAGGAACAAGAAGTCCCAGGTCATAGTTTATGACATGGTTCATAGGCAGTGGCGTGGTTGTGACTGGGTTCCACCGGAGGATGAGGATCGGGTGTCGTTGCTCTTGAGGATGGTCAATGACCTGAAGCGTGATGTTGCGTATCTGAAGACCTCGGTGAAGAAGCATGAACGACTCATTGGCCAACTCGAAAGGAAGCGTTCGAGCAAGCGCGGTGGGGATGAGGAGCCGGAACCGGAGCCTGAACCCGACATTGATCCCGAGGTCGCGGAGGCAGAGAAAAGGGCCTCTGAAGCCCGCAAGGCTATGCAGAAGGCCCGTGCTATAATTGAGGACGAGAAGTGGAGGGATTCTATGCTCGCCGCCCTCGCTGAGGGCGATACGGCTTCTCCTTCTTCAGTTCCGCCCCAGTGAACGCGAATGGGTTGCACTCTTCCCACTGAATCCCGGTGGCTGAGTGCTGTACGTTGAGGATGGGGGATTCGAGTCCAAGCCTTGATCCCCGCTTGCAGAAGGCGAGCTGAAACCTTCTAGGCTTGAATTGGCCTACTTCATGGAGAACCGCTATCTCCCGCGCCCAGTTGGCAAGCTCGGAGGAGCCGAATCCGGCGTGGGCGAGTTCCATAGTGGTGAGTGGTTCTCCGTTCTCTTTGCGCTGAGGCTTGGAGACATGGTGCATCCAGATCCAAGCGACCTTGGTCTCGTGCAAGATGGGTTGGAGCTTGTTGCGGAGGAACACGCTTACCTCGGACTGATCACTTAGATCTCCTCCGAAGTAGGAGAACAGGGGGTCTGCCACTATGAGATCGAGCTTGGATCGGTGGATGAAGCGTCGGGCGTAGGCCAAGAATGCATCACCGGTACGAACGGTCTCGGTGCGGAACTCTAGGTTGGTGTTGAGGTGGCGCATCTGATCTCCGCTGAGGCGCATGGTATGTGTCACCCCTCGGAACGCTTCCGCGAGATCGCCCTTGTCGTTCTCTGCCTGGATGACTCCGATCTTCAATGGCTTCACCGGTTTGATGCCGAAGAAGTCGATACCGAGGCACCACCTGATGATGATCTGCATCATCAGTGATGACTTCCCAATGCCGGTGCCACCGCTGATGATCATGCTGGAGCCGCGAGTGAGCCATCGATTACCGATCAGGTTGTCGGGATCTTTCTTTGGATCAAAGTCCATGAGGTCTTTGACCGTGACCACAGTAGCTTTGTCATCATCGGTCTCACGATCCGTGAGCCATTCTTCCCATGAGTTCGCACCCAGGTTGTTGGCCAACAGCTTCTGCTTCTGATCTCCGCGCCATGCTCCGGGGAGCCGGGAGAAGCGTGATGGATTCTTGTTTTTGGGATCCACGCCGGGGATGCTGCTGTAGATCAGATCCCTGCGGGCGTCCCATTCCTTGCGATTGGGGGCATCGACCCGGACCCATGCATGGATCGATTTGCCACCGCTATCGATGAGTACGCTGATGGGTAGGCCAGAGGAGCGGAGGAGCTGTTCCTGCTCGGCCTTGGGCTTGTCATCGAACTCCACCAGGACATGGCGGTACGCGCTGACATCGTTGTCCGATCCGCTGTAGAGGCTGGGCCGGAAGGGGTTGATGCGGACGAACACCCCATCGGTGCGGTCGCTGCGGAACAGGATGGATTCGGGGTCATCGAAGCGGGCGATCCAATCCTCGATGGGCAGGAAAGACCCGGAGGTCATTGGCTTACCGTCCTCGACCTGTTCGCAGATGCAGACCACCTCGGTGGGCGCGAAGGCGGACTGGAGGAAGCGTTGGAACTCCGAGGCTCCGGGGGCCGGGGAACCGTTGGTGTAGGCCGCTTGAAGGTCACACGCGAGAGGTCCATGCCCGTGCTGGTGCTTTGGATCAAGTGGCCAGCGGGTTTGTCGTGGCTCCGGGAGGCTGCTTCACGGAGTTTGTGGGCCAGATCCTTGTCGGACCACGGTGGCTGGCAGGATAGGTTCCATTCGGACAGCAGGGTCATTGCGTCCCCGTATCCTAGCTGGAAGCCGTGTACAAGGCCCACGGCGGCGGTGTAGGTGGTTGAATGGCCGTTCTGTCCTGAGACGGCTGGCGGTACTTTGGCAAGCCAAAGAGCCGCTCGTTCGAGCGTTGTCATGTCGTTGATTCGTTGCTGAGTTGGACTGCGGAGGCTATGGCCTGCTTGTTATTACGAACTTGGAGTGGAATTCAGATTCGAGGCGAACGTATAGATTGTCACCACGGCGATATATGACTACTGGAGTTCGGAGTTCGGCCAGACGGTACTGAGCGCATCCAATGAGTTCGACGATGATTGCTGGGTTGGTTCGGTTGACGTACCAAGTTCTTGCATCTTCCATTTACGTTGTTCCTTTATTGGGTAGGCGATCCATCCGTTGGCAACTCCCCACGAGATGATCCGTGGCGCATCCTCGATAAGCTTGCGATTCTCTTCGGTGAGTATGGTTCGTTCTTCTTCGGTGATCTTGGACGGCTTCTTGTTGTTTTCCAACCGCGCTTCGTACCAAGGCTGCTCGTGTCGTGGAGTCTTCATGGGTGCGATAGTTTGGCCAACATACAGTTGCAATAGTTGCCTTTGGTTGCGGCGTTACACTTTGGGTGATGCACCGGATTGGAAACGATGTGTGCTGTCAGATCCTTTGTGATGGTGACGAGTTCCAGGATGCGAGCTGACGCTTCGGCGCATAGAGCGTTGGCTGCTCCATCGACGGAGCAGATCTCGGTGGAGAGGATGTTGAGTGCGTTGACGATGTCGTGTGTTGAGGACTTGTGCATGGATCAGATTTGTTTGTGGATGATGATTCCATTTCCCTTTGCATCGGTGAGTTCCACTGACCGAACGTCTTCCAGTTTGGCCAGTGTCTTCAGCATCTCGATGGGGTCATGGGCTTGTGCTACGCAGGTGAGGTGGATGTCTCCATCTCCGTGGATGACCTTGAGGTTGTCTTTGGTTCGATCCCTTAAAACGCGGATGGTCCGCCCCTCGGAGAGACGGACCACCTTGATCGATTCCACTAATGGAAACGAATGTCTGGTCATATTAACTTGTTGCAGTGCGGACAGGTTTTGATTTTACGGAATTCGATTGGCTGAATCCCGGCCCACGCACATAGATCGTGGTAACTTCGCAGCCCGAAGTTCTTGTACTTGAACGGTCGAACGTCCCCGGACTTGATCATGGTGATGAGTGTCACTGGGTTGTTGACCTTGAGCTGAGTCATCAGCTTGGTATTGCGAACGCTGAGTCCGTGGGTCCACAGGTTCTTGGATTCCTCCTGCCTATTGTGAGCTTTGAGGACCTGATGAACACGTTGCTTGGACATCTTGAGGGTATCACCGATGACTTGGTAGGTGAGACCTTGCTTACGGAGTTCGGTGACCTTCTCGATTGATTCTGTTAGTTTCACTTTTGGTTTACGTTTCTTCTTCGTGGGTGCTGCGACTACCGGAGCGGGAGTTGGATTGCTCGGTAGCGTTTGTTCGCTTTGTGGCACTGCACGCACAGACCGGTCTGAACTGTGCAGCCGCAGCCCAAGCAAGCGGCTAACTCGTGACATAACTGTTTCCATCGTTGTAGTTCCTCTATCGTTTCTTTGTTTTGGTTTTGGTTTTGCTGTTCTTGCGAATGTACCATACGCATGAAATTGAGATCTTATATTTGGCCGACAATTCACGGAGCGTGTAGGTGTGATGCTCCTTGAGGATGGCGGTCTTGATCTCGTCCGGGATCGCCAGCCACCGCCTCTCGATCCGAGGGTTCGGATCTTTGAACGGCTTGACGACGCCCACCATCCGCTCCATTGATTCCTTGGTCAATCCGAATCTTGTCAGTGTACTCATTTTTCAGTTGGTTGATTTCACGCTCCAGGTTTCGAGCGAAATCGGGCCAGAGCGCGAGGCGATCTTTGAGCCAGAACTCGACGTATGCATCGGTGCGCGGGGTATCGCTCATGGCTATTCCGTAAGTCTCTTGATGTATCGGTTTCTCTCAGCCGGTTCGGCGTCGATGATGTACTGCAAAGCTCCGCAAGCGTTCAGGCTGGTCGTGTGTTCCCAGTCGTCCTGCTTGTCGTACAACTCATGCCATCGCTCGTTGGGTACGACGACAATCTGGCCGGTTCGCTTGTGCTTGAATATGAATGCGGCAGGGCCGATTGGGATGTTCATCTTCCCTCCAACCATTTCTCCAAGTCGTGGAGTTCATCCACTTTGGCTTCGAGTTCTTTGATTCGCTTGTTCGCTCCAGCCAGTTGCCGCTCTAGCTGACGGGCGAAGCCAGCCTTCACGAAGTGCTGGAACGCCACGGTGACAACCGGCTGTCGGTCTGTGCGCGGGGTTTTACTTCCGACCTTTTTGTTGGCGTTAACAAGATGGCTCACGGCTTGGCCTCTTTCCCAATCTTAGCGTCGTCCCATCCTTGCAACAGGTTGTCCATTCGGATGGTCCTCATGCTCAGAGATGGCGGATTGATGAATGCGTACATTGCGTTGCCAGCTATTTCGAGTTCTCGGATGCGCTGATCGTAGAACTTCCTCTCCCCTTCGAGCTTGTCCCACAGAGCGCGGAGACGGTTTTCGAGTTGGGTGACGTGCTGCTTAAGATCTTCGTTCTCCTTCGCCATTGCTCCGATGGATTTGCACAAGCGTTCGTGCGCTTCGTATTGAGGGTTCATCTCTTGTTCTCCTTTGCTCGCTGCCATGCATTGGCCAGCAGCCGATAGTTTGAGTCGGAAATAGTACCGTCCTTCAGCCACTCAAGCAGCTCGTCACCAGTACTCTTGAGTAGCTTGATCCGATCTTGCAGGTACTCGATCAGCTCCTTCAGCTCGTTCACATCGGATTGAAGCTCGCGCTTCTCTTCCGACAGCTTGAGGCAGGTCTGCTCCCACGTTGGCGGTGGTGTTCCGCGCATCATCTCAAGCATACGAGTGTCGTTGATTTGGCTCACGACTTCACCTCCTCCACCATGTCGTATGTGGTCATGAATATGTCAGGCTTGCACGGGTAGTGTTCGCCTTTGACTCCTGTGATAATGTAGTCGCCTGATGAAACGATGTGTCCACCCTCAAGCGTTTGAATCCATCCACTCATTGGATCAAGTGAGTTGGGCTGCACCATTGGATGATCGCCATGCTTGAACCACTGCGTTGCTTCGATGATGACTGGCTTTTTGCGATACTTCACGGCTTCACCTCCTTCTTTCTGCATTTATGGAAGAACGGGAACATGAATCGACCAATCCATCCTATCAGTTCTCCGCACTTCTGGCAGCAATAGCTTGGATACTTCACGGCAACGGCCCTCCATTCTCCCACAACAACAGATCCGCGCGCATTGCGTCGTTTTCCTGCTCTAGTTGGGCGATGCGCATGTGCTGTTCCGCTAGTCGCTCCGCTGCTTCAGCGACTGCCGCGTTGGCCGCGCCATCGTCGGATTGAATATCCTGAGACAACATCCGCATGGCTGCGATCAGTGTTTCGGTTGAGGTTTTCACGGCTTGGCCTCCTTGGCTTCAGTCCAGACCTTAACTCTGTCTGGATAGTATGAGTTCTCAATGGCTCTATCCCCAGCCTCCTCCAGCCGCTTGATGCGCTCGGCGGCACGATCGAGCTTCAACAGCAGCGGCTCGCGGGTTTTCTTAGCAATCGCGTTCCGATCCTGCTTGGTCCGCTCCAGCTCCTCCTCCAGCCGCTTGATGCGCTCCTTCCTCTCACGCACCACCGCCCCTCCATGC